ACAGTAAACAACGCATAAATTATGATACACGGAAGAAATCTCATACTGGCCATCGGCGGAACGGCGCTCGCCGGGTCCAAGAGTTGCAGCGTGGACGTTCAACAGTCCTTCATTCCCGTCGCATCGCCCACTTCGGGCCGATGGGAGGAAAGTGTACCCGAGCGACTCAACTGGAAAATCACATCCGAGGGACTGCTGGTGGCGGCGGCGGACTACACCACTCTGCTCAACGCCCAGCGCAACGGCACCAAACTCACCATCCGCTACTACGACAGCACCTACGGCATCAACCAGACCGGCTCGGCATACATCGAGAGCCTGAGCATCAACGGCGCGGTCGGCAGCCTCACCCGCTGTTCGGTATCCCTCCGAGGAACCGGCGCACTGAGCAACTACAGCGGCGAGACTATCACGCCGAGGCTGCTCGTGCAGTCGATGGGCTGGTACTACGACGACACGGGTCAAGACAGCTTCGACCCGATTGACGACGAGAACAGCATGGTGCGAGGTCTGCAGTTCACATTGACCGAGGATGCCACCGTTCGGGTCATCCCCGGCGATGTCACGGTGTTATTCGGTACATCCAGCCTGATCACGGCCATTCAGGACAAAGAGTACATCCAATACGGGCAAGAGTACGACAACGTCATCATCACCACCACCGATGTGCAACTGACTGCGGGTACGTACTACCTCTGCTACAACTTCAAGGATGACACCGCAGACGACCCCGTCCTGATCAATTTGACGCAATAGTTCCAAAATCGGTCAATAGTAACCCAAAAACCAACATCTACACTATAGTAAAAGAGTAACAATATGGCATTGAATTTTTCCTTTCTGGGCAGACGTGAGGCGGTGCCGGGTGCGCCGTCCACTACCAACCCGAACGATGCGAGCAACACGCAGCCGAAGGGGGCAAATTGGGAAGCGAACGTGGTGAGCCCCTACGGCCGCCGCTCGCTCCTTGTGCCCGCTTGGTATCGCGGCGTGAGTCTCATCATGCAAACGATGGGGCAGATGGTGACTCAGTACCAGCGCCGGAACCGCGCAGGCGGCAACTTCGTCGAGGATCGGTACGGAGCCAACGGGCGGCTCAACTACCTGCTGCAAATCCGTCCGAACCCGATGATGACCGCCAGCCAGCTTCAGGAGCAGATCGAATACCGCAAAATCTACTTCGGCAACGCTTTTGTGTACATCGAGCGCGACCCGGACAACGACGACCCGAGGGCGCTCTGGCTGTGCAACAACGGCGGACGCGGCGGCTACAACCCCATCGCGAACACCTACTGCCTGACCTACACCTCGGAGCACGGCCCCGTGTTCCTTCCCGAAGTGCCCGCCAGCGACGTGCTGCACTTCAAGAACGTGTTCCTGACCGACGACTACACGATGGGTCTGCCCACACTGGACTTCGCCTTCAAGAGCCTGCAGATAGCGGCCACCGCCGACGACCAGGCGCTTCAGGATGTGGCCAAGGGCGGAAAGCACAAGGTCCTCATTCAGGAGGAGAAGCCCGCTCCGCAGGGAACTCGAGGCCGCATCAATCCCGACGAACTGCGCAAGACCGCGAAGATATTCAGCGAAGACTGGCAGGCCAACGACGTGGTGGTGCTCGACAATGTGGCAGACGCGAAGATCATCTCGCAGACGAGCCAACAGTTGCAACTGCTCGAGCAGCGGTCGTTCCAGGTGTCGGACTTGGCGCGCATCCTCGGAGTGCCCCGCATCATGATGATGGAGGACGCCGGCAGCAGCTACAAGATGCCCGAACACGCCACGCAGGAGTTCATGCTCCGCACCATCCAACCCCGCATCCGCGAGTGGGAGGACGAGTTCAACAGCAAGCTGCTCTCGCCTGGTGACTTCGGCGACCGCCGCATCCATGTCTGCGAACTGCCGCTCCGCCGCCTCGACGCGAAGGGTCAGGCCGAGATCGACAAGATACATCTGGAGACGGGCGTGAACACGGTCAACGAGCTCCGCAACCAGTACGACCTGCCGGCGGTGGACAAGGGCGACATCAGCTACGTCAGCACCAACCTCGCCGAGCTCGGATCGGAGAAACTCAGTGCGGCTGCATCCGGCGGCCGTCCGAAAGACGAAACAACCAAAACCGAAGAGGAGGACTAAAGCATGACTACACGCAAAGACATAGCAAGACGCATGCGGGAAGTGCTTCAGTCGGGTCGCGAAGAGGTTCGTGAGCTGACGCTGCATGCGCAACGACCGGGTGACATCGCCACCATCGACGCGAGCGGAGCCATCAACCTGACCGTCCGTGACTTCCTTGAGAACCCCGAGAACGCGCTCGGCTTGCCTCCCGGCTTGGAGTTGCAGATGGGCGTGGAAGGCAACGAAATCTGGCCCGTCAGCATCGACGACGTGGAGATGGAAGAAGAGGATGAGGTCGCCGCCCTCACGGACCAGACGCTGCACTTCGACAAGATTCCGATGAGCCAACCCGTGCGCACCGGCATCACCGTCGAGGTGAGCAACAACGCCATCGACAACGCAGGCTTCGACCTGCTCGGCTTACTCCAGAAGAAATTCACCCGTGCGCAGAAGCAGTACATCGCCCGCCACCTGTTCTCCTCGGCGCTGTTCGAGGGCAACCGTGGGCCGTTTGCCTACGACTACGACCGCTACTTCCTGCTCGGGCCGGACATCTACACCGAGGTGCTGGAGAAGATGACCGAACTGCACAACGCCGGTTTCGACACCAGTGAGGCGTGCATCGTCATGGCTCCCTTCATGGAGGTGGTGCTGAAACTGACCGAGGCCGTGCCCGGCAGCGGCCGCACCGTCATTCAGGACGGGCTGTGCTGCGGTTATCCCTACGTGGTCAACCGCTACTTCAACACCACCCTCGACAGCGACGGACAGCTCGTGCCGAAGGACAGCGTGGCACTGGGCATCGCGATGTTCAAATACTTCAAGATCGCCCAGCACGGCAAGGCCCGCCTGACCGTCAACGGAAAAACCAACGACGTGGCAGTGCGTAACGTGACAGCCGTGACGCTGAACACGGAATGGTCCTTCACCAATCTGGCGGACTACCTGCCCGGTGATGCCGGCGATCTCGTGTTCGTGACCATGATCTGCGACATGGGCTACCTGGCCGACAACGGCGGTCGCCTGTTCAAGACCATCGACGGCAAGTACCTGCTCGTGACCTTCGACGGGCGCGGCGGCTACAGCGTCTATCTGGCAGACAAAGACGGCCACATCCTCGATGCAAGCAACGACCTGCTGACCGTGGGACTGCAAAACATCGAATAGTAACCCAAAAACAAACATTCACGCATATATAGATAACTAAACAATATTACAATGGATGCAAAACAAGAAATCAGAACCCTGGAGTGCAGACTTTCCGTTCGAGAAGCTGCATCCGATGCGCAGGGCGAGTCTCGCACAATCGTCGGCACGGCCATCGTGTTCAATGCTGAGAGCGAGGTTCTTGACGACTGGGGCTACAAGTTCCGGGAAGTCATAAAGCCCGAGGCATGTACGATGGAGTTCCTGAACTCGCAAGACATCAAGATGAACATGCTGCATTCGAGGGACCTCACCCTGGCTCGCGCCAACAAGGGCGAAGGAAGCCTCCGTCTGAGCGTGGACGAGAAGGGTGTTCATTTCGAGTTCGAAGCTCCCAAATGTGACATCGGCGAACGCTGCCTGGAAATGGTGCGTCGCGGCGACTACTCCGGCTGCTCGTTTGAGTTCTATCCCGAGGAATACGACGTGGAAGAGCGCGAGGGCGGCAAGGACGTGAAGATTATCCACAAGAAGTTCCGTGCGCTGACAGCACTCACCATCGGCCTCGATCCTGCCTACAAGCAGACCAGCGTCAATGCCCGTGAGATGTGGGAACACACCCCCGGCGGACAGGCTGCTCTGGCCGAAGAGAAACGACTGGAGGAGGAGAAGAAGCGCGAGGAGCAAGAGCGTATCGCAGCCGAGATGAAGCGCCGTGAGCGCGTCATGGCTGAACTTGCCATCAACGAGGAATCCGAAAACTAACTTTTTATAACCACTTAAAAATTTTTAAGCATGAAGAAATTTGAAGAAATGACTTACGAAGAGCTGAAAGTGGCTCGTCGTGAGAGAAACGATGCCTTTGGCGAACTCTGCGCCAAGGCTGCCAATCGTGAGTTCAATGCGGAGGAGAAGCAGCAGGAGATCAACCTGCGCCGTGAGCTGGCTCAGCTCGACGAGCTCATGAAGGTCATGAACCGTGAAGACGAGCACGAGAAGGCTCAGATGTCGCACCGCGAGGAGGTCGTGGGCGCACAGTTCCGTGAGTTGCTCCAGGACGTTCGCAAAGGCAAAGCCGAGCGCGAGATTCTGCTCAGCCCCGCCAGCCCCGGTGACACCAACAACATCGAGGCTTCCGGTGCCATCCGCCTGACCATCAACGAGCTCATCCCGACTCTGCACGAGGGTCTTGGTCTTCCCAAGGGCCTGCGCATCGTGACCGGCGTAGAGGGCAACGAAGTGTGGCCCGTTTCGGTCAACGACGTCGAGATGGAAGAGGTTGGTGAGGTGGAGGCTCTGACCGACCAGGTGCTCGACTTCGCCAAGATCACCCCGACTGCACGCCGCACCGGTCTGATCGTGCCCGTTTCCAACATGGCCATCGACAACGCTGCCTTCGACCTGATGGGCTTCGTACAGCGCAAGTTCGAAATCGCACAGCGCGAGTACCTGGCCAAGAAGATCTACAGCCGCGCCGCTTGGACCGGCAACCACGGCCCCTACAAGTCGCTGACCAAGTCTGGCGACATCGAGATCGGTCCGGATGCCTACAAGCAGATTCTCGCTGCTGTGGCTGCATTCAGCAACAAGGGCTTCTACGAGGGCAACGTTTGCCTCGCCATGGACGCTGTGACCGAGGCCGAGCTGAAGGCTACCCCGAAGATCGAGGGCGCTGCCGGTGGCTTCTGCATCGAGAACGGCAAGTGCTGCGGCTACGACTACGTGGTTTCGCACTTCGTGAATACCGAGCTCAGCGGCACCTCTCTGGTTCCGACCGCTGACCGCTACATCAACATCGGCTACTGGGAGTGGTTCGCTCTGCAACAGCATGGTGAGGTTCGCATGGTGATCGACACCGTGACCGGTGCCAACAAGAACGTCACCAAGATCGTGCTCAACACCGCTTGGTCGATGACTGACCTCTCGACGAAGATCGGCAACGCAGCCGGCACGACCACCCAGGCCTTCGCTGCTTACAAGGTAACGCACCCCGAAGCCTAAACTCACGACTGGATTCTCCGGAGGGCTTCGGCCCTTCCGGGGATGAAAGGTAAAAAGTAACAACACACACATTGAATAGTATGGGACTCGACACAGACAGACTCTTCATCGAAATGCTCCAGGCAGACGAAACGCTCATGCAGCAGATTGGCGGCCGCCTCTACGGCACTGCCATCCCCATGCCTGACGAGGATGCCGACAATGTACCCGTGCCGTATGTGGTCATCACATTCGACGGACTGACCAACGGCGACTCGACGAAGGACATGTCCTACGACGCCAACACGGACACGGTGCAGATAGGCGTCACCGTTTGCGCCGAGAACCGCGAACAGCTTGCCGAACTGACCCGGCGCATCCGCCGGACCATCTTCAAGGAGATGCAGTGGTTGTATGCCTATGCACCCCTCGCCGACCGCGAGCACGTGCTGCTCGAAGACCGCAACAGTTTCCACTTGAAGGTGGTGGCCTCGGAAGACTACGTGTACAGCCATGTGCCTTTCGACTACCGCTTCAGTGCGCAGGCCGTGCAGTTCGATTCGTTGAAGCCCTGCTACTGGCAAGTCCTGAACTATTCGTGTGATGTGCAGAATGACTTCATCTACGAAGACGACGATGAGCAAGAAGGCAACGAATCAGCCGAAGCCTGAAGAGGCCAAGCTGGAGAACGGCACCGTGATCCTGACCGGGGCAACCCGCGAAGAGGTAGCGGACCATTTTGACGAACTGAAAGCGTCCGCCCAAGACGCACACCTCATGGCAGGGGCTGTCGGACGCAATAGCGACGGCACCTTTGCGCTACGCATCGACATCGTAAACCAATAACACCACAAACAAATGGCAACACTCAAAGGACAAAACTTCCGCATCTGCGTGTATGACACCTCTGCGGAGAAATATAAGGCGATAGGCATGGCCACGAACTGCGTGGTGACGCTGACCAACAACACCGAGGATGCTTCCCACAAGGACATCGTCGGCGCGGCTGCACTGCCCGTCACTGTCAGCCACGGCTGGTCCGTTCAGGTGGACTCGCTGAATGTCGCCGACACCGCCGCCATGCTCACCGCCATCAAGGCGATGGCACCGATGACGCTGATGTGGGACGAGACCAGCACCACCGACAACCAGAGCCGCGAGAAGGCCACCTTTGCCCGCAAAGGGTCCGCCTACCTCACCGACGGAACATTCTCCTTCAATGACAGGGAGAATGCCCAAAAGTCCCTCCAATTTAGCGGGACCGGTCCGTTGGAGACCGTGGGCAGCAGCGAGGCGGTGGACGTGATCTCCATCGGCAGCATCACCAAGGGTCAGTTCGTGCGCCTCTTCCTGGGCAGCGACAACACCACGACCCCAGCAACGGTCATCGCATCGGCCAAGCAGCTCTCTCTGCATGTCAGCGTGAGCGTCGAATCGGCCACGACGAAGGACACCACCGGCGAATGGGATGTGCAGGAGCCGACCGCACTGAACTACGACATCACCTCCTCTGCGCTGATGCGTGGCAACGACACCATCACCTCGCAGACCGGTGCGAAGTCCCTCAGCGACCTCGAGACGATCTACGAAGCCGGCACGCCGGTCAAGTGGGTCATCGCGAACGTCAGCGGCGACAACAACCGCACCAAGGGCGCAGTCATCGCCAGCGGTTCGGTGGTACTGACCCAGTTGACGCTGAACGGCCCCAACCGTCAGAACGCCGACTACCAGGCCACCCTCACCGGTTACGGCGACTACACCGTGGCTGCATAACATCGGCCGCTCGCCCTTCCATAGAGCACGTCACATGTTGCTCTGTGACGGGGCGGGCGGTTTCACTTTCACCTAAAACAAGAGCAACATGAAGACCAAAGAAATCACACTTGCCGGTCAGCAAGTCACACTCGGTTACTGCTACGCAACCGAGATTTCGTTCAAAATCCTTTCCGAAAGCGACATCCAGCCCTTCATGATCGAGGCCGTTCAGGCGCTGGGCAAAAACCAGATGCCGGACGCGAAGAAAACCGTCTGCCTGATCCTCGCCGCCGCCATGGCCTACGCCGAGAGCAAAGACGAGAAGCCGGTCATCGACGACAAGACGCTCATGTACGAGGCAGGCCCCGAGGAGATCGGACTGGCACTCGGCACGGTCATCGCCCTGTGGACCGAGTTCTACAAAATGCCCGCCGGTGAGCCGAAGGACAAA